ATTATTGTAGGTATTTTTATTGGAGCAATTGTCTATGAAGAGCATAGACAATTGGAATGCACTACAAAAGCATTAGAACATAACTTATCTGTAAATGATACTATATTACTGTGTGGGTTAAGATGAGTAAAAACAGAAGAATTATATTGATATCATTATGTATTGCTAACACAATAGCAATAACATCTGCTATTGTGTTATTAATTGCTTGGGTGAGGACTTGGTGATGCGATTTGGTTATAACGCTTTAATTGTGGGATTTTTATCATATTTATTTTTATTAGCACTAGTATTAATATCACCATCACCAGTGAAAGAAGAACCTAAACTATTATTTGATCGTAACGGTTGCAAAACATACGTTTTCCACCACAAAGGATCACGAAACTATTACACAGATTGTGAGAAACAAGATGAAAAATCGGAACCCAGTAGCACGGGCACTCAGGACTCCTAGATTTAAGATTCAGGTTGTGCCATCAAAGAAACTATACAGTAGAAAGGATAAATGGATATGAGTTATTCAAGATGGTCAGATAGCAATTGGTACTCCTTCTATAACTCAGGAACAACCGAATTAAAAAGAGATGATCAGGCATTATCACTGTGGCATGTGTCTGAAACAAAGACATTCACATACAAAGAATTAATGCATATGGGTGAAGGTAAACTCAGATCATTATACCCAGAAGCAACCGATGAAGATATAGATGAAGTGCTAGTTATTATTGATAGATTTAAGCGTGATGTGAATGATGATTTTGGTGAGGATGATCATAAGTGAAAACAATATTGGTGACTGGTGGATTTGGTTTTATCGGCAGTAATTTTATTTACTTACGCATCTAATCGTGAAAATGTTAATTATAACGAGAGACACAAGTTCGTATATGGTAACATCAATGAACGTGAATTCGTGGCGCATCTAATTAAACAATATGATATTCGTGATATCATTCACTTTGCCGCAGAGAGTCATGTGGACAATTCCATTACAAATCCTGGGGTGTTCATTGAAACTAATATTAATGGCACTTTTAATCTGATAGATGTAGCATATAGGTATTGGATGGAAGAACCATTCAAATTTAAAGAGGGATATGAAAATTCACGATTCCACCACATTTCTACTGATGAGGTGTATGGATCACTAGGAGATGTAGGACATTTCACGGAAACAACCCCATATGCACCAAATTCCCCCTATTCTGCCAGTAAAGCAAGCAGTGATATGATTGTGAGAAGTTACCATCACACTTATGGTATGAATACTGTCATTACAAACTGTTCTAATAACTATGGTCCGAATCAACATAATGAAAAGCTTATACCAACTATCATTAGGAAGTGTATTGCCGGTGAGGACATTCCTGTGTATGGTGATGGCGGTAATGTGCGAGATTGGTTATATGTACTAGATCATTGCAAAGGTATTGATCTTGTTTGGCGAAAAGGTATACTAGGTGAGGTATATAATATCGGTGGTCGCAATGAACGTGATAACAATTATATTGTGAACTTCATGTGTGATATAATGGATTCACTGAAACCTAAAGAGGGTAGTTATAGAGACCAGATAACATATGTGAAAGATCGTGCCGGACATGATAGACGTTATGCTATTGATGCGACAAAGATTGAAACCACACTGGGTTGGAGAGCTGAAGAAGACTTTGAATCTGGTATTTGGAAAACCATAGAATGGTATTTGGAGAAATTATGAGAGCTGTATTAGGAATGACTTTGGTATTGGTTGTTGTTGGATTTCTTGTGATGTGGGCGGTGTTGGCGATATGAGTGAGATACTTTGTTCAAAATTAATATGTCCGGATGGTACAATTTTACATTCAAAACATCGTCATGACTATGTAGACCATATAGATGCTAATGGATATTATTACTTTTTAGATGGTGGGAATGATTATGTCAGATCATCACTAAATGAAATTAGTGGAACATATCTGACTATTACTACTGATGACCCCCACTCTTTAATTAGAGAACATTTCGTTTGGGGTACATATGGTAAGAATGGTGATGAAGAGTTACGCTATATAATTTTGAAAGATATGGAAGATGAACATGTAGAAGCTGTTTTGGAATATTTGGAATATGGTGAGAAATGGGTACATATCATTGAGATATTTAGAGATGAATTGAGATATAGAAAAGCAATGAATATTGATAATTTGGGTGATTTATGACATTGAATGAGCAGTTTAAAAAAAATGGTTTTGTGGTACTCGAAAATGTTCTTTTGGGGGAAACTCTTGAGATTTTATCGATAGATTTTAAGATGATGCGAGATACCACAAAATATCTTTCTGGTCTATCTGATGATGAATTTAAGATCGAATACTCGGACACCCAAGTACCAAAATCATTTAATCATTATTCGGCATATTGTTTTGAAAGTTTATTGGTATATCTCAAACCAAAAATGGAGGAGATTATTGGTAAGGAATTATACGCAACATACTGTTATGCTAGAATTATGCAAGCTGGGGCATCTATGGCAAAACATAGGGATAGACCATCGTGTCAGTATTCTGCTACGTTATGTATTCAGGATGATAAAACTCACCCATACCCAATATACATAGAGAATTATGAAGGAGAGGTGTCTTGCGTTACATTGGAACCCGGGAGTATGTTGGTGTATCATGGCACACAATTAAATCACTGGAGACAAGAGTTTTTTGGATCGGAACATATCCAAACTTTTCTACATTATGTTGATGCGAATGGGCCATATAAAAATTATAAATATGATAAACGACCAATATTAGGTTTATCAAGCGATTATAAAGGAGTAAATACATGACAGCGGTCTTGGGTAATGGTAATATAACATTTGGGGATTCCACGGCACAGGCAACAGCATTTGCTGGATATGGTGGACAAGTATTCACTGCACCGGGAACTTTCACTATACCAACAGGGGTGACTAAATTGAAAGTTACTGTGGTTGGTTCTGGTGGTGGTGGTGGTGGTAATGGTGGTGGTGGTGGTGGTGGTGGTGGTGGTATTTCTTTTCTTACGGGATTAACTCCTGGTGGTACTATTAGTGTTACAACTGGTGCTGCTGGTACTCCTGGTGCTGCACCAGCAGCACCAGGCGGTGTTGGTGGATCATCAAGTATTGCATCTGGTACACAGGCTATAACCACAATAACATGTACTGGTGGTGGTGGTGGTGGTCCTGCTGCTGGTGGTGTTGGTGGTGTTGGTTCTGGTGCAGGATATAATGTGTATGGTGGTGGTGGTAGTGCATTTGGTGGTGGTGGTGGTGGTGGTCCGTCATTACTCAGTGGGGGGAAACCAGTACCAGCGGCAGCAACTTATGGTGGTGGTGGTGGTGGTGGTGGTGGTCCTGGTGCTGGTGGTGCAGGCTCCTCTGGTGTTGTGATGTTCGAATGGTAAGGAGATATTCATGAAAGCATTAATATCAAAAAAAGAAACTGTGGAAACTGGATATCGTGTGGCTCAGGTTGAACCAGATGATAATATTTTTCCATTAGCAATTGATATGTTCTGGGCAGATTGTCCAGACACCATAATTGCTGATATGTACTGGTATGATCCAGAGAATGAATCATTTGTGGAAGTTATAATCCCTGCTTAAATTAGGAATTTGTTATGTGGAATATTAGTGATAAAAAAGATAATTACAGCGAAACGTATGCGTGTTCCGAAGGTCTCTTTACGAAGGGGGAATGTGAACTAATCATAAAACAAGGATTGGAATTACAAAAACAAGTTGGACAAACGTTCGATGTAGATCCAAACAAACCAGAACCCGATAAAACTATCAGGAACAATTCGGTGGCGTGGATTAATCCGGAAAACAAAGACACACTTTGGATATATGAACGCATCATGCTCGCACTAAAAGAAGCAAATGATTCTATTTTCAATTATGCATTAACTTGGGGTGAGGATTTCCAATTCACGATTTATGATGAGGTTGATAACCATTACACCAGACATATGGATTCTGGTGTATATGGTGATGCTGCAACCCGAAAACTAACATTTTCGTTACAATTATCTGATCCTGAATATTATGAAGGTAGTAGATTGTTGTTACACACTCAACACAAACCAATTGAAGCAAATATCATACAAGGAACAATTAACTTCTTCCCGTCATACATTTTACATGAAGTTACTCCATTAACATCAGGTAAAAGATATGCGGTAGTTGGTTGGATACATGGGCCAAAATTTAGATGATTGACTTAAAATATAAATCTCAAAAAACATATTCACCAATAGACTCAAACTGGAACTGTTTCTGGCATAAGTTGAGTGGTGATGAATTAAAACAACAGATCATTTCTCTTTTCTATAAACCAACTAATCAAGAGAATAGTTGGAGTTTTGATGATGTGTCGGTCCCATATAAGATGTATGATGATGATGGACTATCGATGTGGTTAAAAGAGAAATATGGTGATTTGCCGGAAAATGATATAACCGAATGTGTGGAATATATCTTTGAATTCTTAGATGATGCAAAGATCGAATACACAGGAAAACCTTTTAGGAAATGATTCTCTTGACACTACCATCACACTTATGGTATAATGTCCTATATTTTGAGTGAGAATATATTATGATCGAAAATTTAAACCATACTGGCACAGATCATGTCTGTAGCGTCTGCTCTTGTGATTTCACCGATGATGAAGGTGGAATCATATGATTCTTTGGGATACTCCCTGTCGCATTTTGCCCATTTTGTTACTCGTCCATGTATGATATGGTCGAACAGGATATGAGAGATTATGAGGAAGAAGAATGGCAAGAATAACAGAATGTCCTAAGTGTCAAACAAAAACCAAAATATCTACAGAAATTGGCCAATACTGTCCAAATAGAGATTGTGATGTCATTGAGGTATATGATCCAGTAAAATTCGCTCACAAAGATAGATATAATATCTACACGAGAGAATCTGTTGTACAAGAATGTATTGATATTATCTTAAGTAAAACCGATAGATGTGGTAAAGAATACTATGCTAATCTTTTGAAGAAACACTTTAGCGTATGAAAGCATTTCTGGATGTTCTAGGAACTAAAGTTCTACAGGGTTTACTTCTGATAACATTTGTGATAACATTACCCATAATCGTTGTTATCATGATCAAAGAAGAAATATCATTTAGGAAACAAAAATGAAACCCTTTGCAATAATTATATTGATTATACTTTTATTCATTTATATTCAAATTGAGATTTCTGCGATGAATCCGTGTAGTAACTTTTCTAGTAAGCCGTCTGGATGTAATTCCGATAATATAGGGAGCAGTGATGAATTTTGATGATTATAGATGCGAAACACCAAAATATTCATTCCATAATCCAGAATATTCTGAATGGACGTGCTATTTGTTTGGTGGTAGTGGAACAGGGGGTATTAGATATATTCCATTAAAAGGTCATGCGCCTAATTGGTTTGTTAGATTTATGATGAGAATCTGCTTCAATTGCAAATGGGTGAAAAATGGTAAATGAAACTGAGTTGGTGTTGGTGGATACAATTCACCAATTTCATGTCCGGTATCTAATCGAGGTGCCGAGGGGTAAGTCTGAATATGCATTGGATACTGTGGCTTGTGATGGTGGATCTGAGTTCTCACAAAAATTCATTGGTGAAAATGTTGTCACACACAGAGTGATCACAAAAGAAGAAGCACTGGTGTTGTGTGATGAAGAAAATTCATACTGTACAACATGGTCCGATGAAAAGAAATTGAATATATTTATGACTCCGTGGGTTGGTGATTAATGCCCAATAATATTTGATGTTTAACTTTGAGGAAATGATATGCGTAAAAGAGATAGTGGTGTGATTGGATGGGTTTTTGTTTGTACTTTGGTTTTAACATTGTTTTCTGCATGGGTTACACATGTTGTGGTGTGTATTAAAACTGCATCATGGGGATTCTTGATTGCTGGTGCGATTGCATTCCCTGTTGCGTGGGTTCATGGGATTGGATACTGGCTTGGAGTTTGGTGATGCGTGTATATATGTCAACATATCGCTCACACTGGCTATCACCCTATGTTATTTTAGAGAAATTCTTTTTTTGGCGTAAGGGGTATGATGTTTACGAAAGTACTCCACCAAAGTGGTTACAATCTATTATGGGTGGTATACAAAAGTTTCTCAACATTGTACATCCACGTATTCAATATGTGAAGATTGATGAGTATGATTTGTGGGATGCTGACCATACTTTGGGCAAAATTATCCTACCTATGCTCAAAATGTTGAGAGAATCGAAGGAGGGTGCACCAAATACTGATGATGAGGATGTGCCGGAAATACTTAGATCAACCTCAGCACCAGAGAAAGAACACGAGTGGGACACCGATGCCAACCATTTTCTGAGATGGGATTGGATACTTAGCGAAGAGATATTTGCATTTGAATCTCTGTTTACTGATTGGGCTCTTGATTTTACTTCTGGGGTATATGACATTAAATGGGTTAAGGGTGATGATGGTCTAACCGAAATGACCATAGGACCAAATCATACATACGAAACTGATTATGTCGGTGTGGCGGAATATCAAAAACGCATTGATAATGGGTTTAGACTGTGGGGAAAATATTTTCAGGCTCATTGGTGTTGATATGAAAGTAGAAAAACTTATGCGGAAAATGTACCAGGCAATTATTGATGGTGATGTGGTGAAAGAGAAAATACTATGGTTGAAAGCAATTCGAAAGTCACTAAAGGGAAAAGATACTCAAGGAATTCGTTGATATATCGTTTGGAGCTAGATAATAAATATATACAGAAAGCAATAATAACTGATCTATCATTCATACTATTATTGCTTAGTTTTGTTTATATCATCCATTACATATACTAAGGAAAATACATGATTACCGTTGACCAACTTAAGAAAATTTGCCCAAACAACAAACAACCCGAAGCATTAGCTGCTGTGTTGAATAAACTTTTACCAGAATATGAAATCAACACACCAAGACGAGCTGCTGCTTTCTTGGCTCAAGCTGGGCATGAATCTGCTCAGTTCACAGCACTAAAAGAAAATTTAAACTATTCGGCTGAAGGGTTATGTAAAGTTTGGCCAAAAAGATTCACCTCTGCGGCAATGGCAGCTCCATACAATCGTAATCCAGAAAAGATTGCAAACAAAGTTTATGCTGATCGTATGGGTAATGGTCCAGAAGCATCTGGTGATGGTTACAGATATCGTGGTAGGGGTGCAATTCAATTAACTGGCAAAGATAACTATTCAAGATTCGCCAAATCATTAGATAAATCATTAGATGAAACAATTGCGTATTGCGAAACCCTAGAGGGTGCGGTGTGTTCTGCATGTTGGTTCTGGTCAGTAAATAAACTAAATCAATATGCAGACTCAAGCGACTTTACTACATTAACCAAGAAAATTAATGGTGGTACTGTTGGGTTAGCCGACAGACAGAAACACTATGCAGAAGCATTGAAGGTGATACCTGAAGATGTGTTTGCAACACCAGCACCTATTGTTGCTGCTGTGGTCGCTGTTGCTGCTGCACCTATTATTGCAGAGGAAGTTGAAATTCCCGATGACCATGCAGAAGAAAAGAATGATGACTGGTTGGATAGTCTAACATCTTGGTTCACTACCCCATTATTCTAATATGAAAAAGTTACTCTTATCACCATATCTTGCTTTATTCACTTTATTGTTGGTTATTGGGGTAAGAGTAGCAGACCCAACATTTGTGGAGAGTATCAGATTAAGATTTTTTGATACTCTTCTAATACAAAATACACAACATTCTGATAATATTAAGATAGTAAATATAGATGATGAAACACTTTCTGAAAAAGGTCAGTTCCCATTCCCAAGAAATGAATATGCAAAAAGTATATTGGATTTGTATAATCACGGTGCTGGTATCGTTTTATATAACATCTTTATGCCAGATGCTGACAGATTTGGATACGACTCCAGTTTATCTGAGGTACTAAAACAAGTACCGGTAGTTTTACCACAAACAGGCACAAGTGATATTGTAGTTCAGGATTATGATCCGTTCAGACCTGGAGTATCTGTTATAGGTACAGGTGATGTAGGAATTGAATACAAGAGTATCATTCCTAACATTAAACAATTTAATAATACTGCTGCTGGTATAGGTGTTGTTAATACATTACCAGAGATTGATGGTGTTACTAGAAGAATACCAATGGTCATTTCTGTTAATGGATTATTGTATCCAAGTATCAGTATGGAAGTATTACGTGTAGCATCAGGTGATCCATCATTTCAAGTAAAGGTTAATGAAGGTTCAATTGAAGCGGTACGTATACCACAATTTGGCAAGATCCAAACCGATAATATTGGTAGGATATGGGTTAAACCAGCAACATTTGATGAATACTCATTATCAAACCTTCCAGACAATTTCAATGGTGCTATAGTAATTGTAGGTCTTACAGCCAAGGGATTAAATAATCCTGTAGCGACTGCGAATGGTGCTGTATTCCCACATCATCTACATGCATCTGTAATAAATACATTAGTATCTGGTACTAATATATCTAGACCAGATTGGGCTACTGGTGCAGAGATACTTGCAACACTAATTATAAGCATTTTATTGATTGTAATATCAAGGTGGAAATATGGAATACTTGTTTTCTTTGCTGTTTTATACGGCATTTATATTGTTTCTCAGCGTATATATTCCAATTACTTTTATTTGCTTGATTGTACTTTTCCTCTCTTTGCAATTGGAATCGTATATCTACATGTATACACATCGAAATTCTTAACAGAATTAAAACAAAAACTACAAATCAAGAAACAATTTGGAAGTTATGTTTCTCCAATTATGGTTGAAAGGTTACAGAAAAATCCAGAGTTAATTAAACTGGGCGGTGAGCGAAAAGAATTATCTATAGTATTCAGTGATTTACGAAATTTTACCCGACTTGGGGAGTCATTTGGTGATGATGTTGAGGGGCTCACTTCTGTTATGAATGACTACATGACAGCTATATCCGAACCAATACTCAACAATGATGGTTGTTTGATTAAGTTCATTGGTGATGCTTCTCTTCATGTACACAATGCACCATTAGATGATATAAACCATGCTAAGAATGCTGTTAAGACTGCTCTTGGTATGATTGCTGCTGCTGATACATTCAATGATACATTAGAAGCAAAAGGTAAACCAAAGATTGGTATGGGTGCGGGTGTTAATACTGGACAAACATTAATTGGTAATATTGGCTCCAAAGCGAGATTTGGTTATGATGTTCTTGGTGATAGTGTCAGTACTGCCGCTAGATTAGAAGGGCAGACTAAAGCATATGGCGTATTGCTAATCATTGGACCCGAGACAGCGAAACTTGTAGAGGATGAATACTTTGTCATTCAATTAGATACGATTGCGGTTAAAGGTAAAACAATTGGATTAGACATCTATACTGTGTTACCAATGGATAGTTCACACGCACATAGACTCAAACATAATAAAATGTTGCAAGATTATAAAGACCAACAATGGTGGACTGCTACTGTTGCTTGTCTTGAATTGAAAGGCTCATTTAATGGTGAATTGGATTACTATTATGATATGGTGATACAACGAATTGATTCTTATGCTGATGATCAATCATTCCCAAAGGATTGGGATGGAATTTATAGAGCAACATCTAAGTAGATTGGTGTATGGTGTATTTCTAAACTGAAATACACCATATCTAAAATAGTTATGATTCTGTTTTGTTGAATTCTATTTTCTCTTTAGTTCTGCCATGTGTTGATAATCCAACGATAGCTCCCATTGACAGATGATACAACCCACCACCCTGTAGTGTGACTGCTTGCCACATATCCACATGTTGGCCTGGGTTTAAATATTCTAATACATTATATATGATTGGTCCTAACATGAAGTCGAATGTACATATCAAAACATAACTCCATGCAAGCATCGGTCTCCAACCTGTTATCAGAAAACTTTCTGGTTGTTTCTTTGCTACTGCCATTTTAATTTACCCCCTGTTTAATAAAAATAGTATTAGTGGCTGTTTCGGAATTCTGCATTTTCAAAGTTGTCCCATCTTGTATCAATGTTATATTATAACCACTGTCTTTGTTAATTGATAATATAGTACTCTGTCTCACTGATCTTTGGACTTGCCAATATGTTTGCTTGTCGAATATATACACAGAATTTGCAGGATTGTATCCAGCAGCAAATGTTGTTATAGTGTCCAAGCCATTCAATGCATCAACCATGTAATTTACTTCTAATGCATTTACACTCAACTCATTGAATTTTGCAAATGGATCTTCAAATACTCTTACTGATAATGCATCTTTCTCTAACCCAGTAAAATTTAAGGCTGAACTAGCTGTATTCTCTTCAATTAATTTCTTGGTAATCTCTTTTGGTGGTTTCACTATCATCATATTATTGATAGCAGATTCAGCAATTAATAGCACCACGGGATTTAATGGTTTAACTTCATTTGAAGTTGTCACTGTTGCCTGAAATGCTTGATTCAATACAACCAAACCAACCGCAGTTCTAACTTCAATTTCACCAACACTTCCATCTAAATTAGGTAATAATATAATAGTGGATTGACCTATCTCATCTACTGTCATTGAGAATGCGGTACCACGAACTGCTATGGTTGCTGTTGGTGTATTAATAGCAACATTCTTTGCATTGTCGTGTGCAATATTACCCGAAGCATATCTAACAGTGCCTATAGCACATTTTAATGCTAATTTACCTGCCGATTTATTCTTAGGGTCATACACAAAATCATCAATCACAAGTTTAGAATTATCAGTTACTTTAACTTGTGTATCATCTTCAAATGATATCCCAACTTCACCCTTTCCGGTTTCAACAGTATCCATACTATCAATACTAGTTGACTTTTTTGCTTCTATTATAGTTTTTTCTCGTGTAATAGAAGCATTACCCTTTTGTTCTGTTATTGAACCTATACTAGCAATACAATTAGTGTTGAATGACACTAACAGCAGCATTGCTACCGGTAAGATTAATGATGACACTATTCGGATTCGTGGTTCCATCTTGTGTCACTCCAATGACATTATTGCTACCAATATTTGATATTGCAATGTTATTACCTTTAACGATATTAGAACCATTAGCACCAATTTGATTAGTGGTGATAGTGTTGTTTGATCCTGTTACCGTAAATGAATCGACAACATATTTACTGTTAATGGTGTTGGTTAGGATGTTGTTACTACCAGTTATTAATGCTGTATAATCATAATTACCCGAATCATGTAATATACCAATGTTCATATTTGATATGTTATTACTACCGGTAAACGTCATGTTTAATAACCCAGAAGCGGTCCCCATTACACCCATATTGATATTGGTAGAGTTGCTATTTCCGGTTTGTGTTATGTTTGCGGTCGTGCCACCACCAATGATATTACCAGTTAATGCATTGTTCATACCATCTTGGGTGAATGTCATAAACATCGAATTACCCTCAATGATAAATGATGGATATGCTACTGAAGTTGGGTCGCCTACTGTATTATTAGAGCCAGTTTGAGTAATACTTACACTTGAACTATCAGCATTAGATTGGTCAATGTAAACCGAATTGCCACCACTATCCACACTAAGTGATGATTGACTTAGTGTTAACATTATTATGAATAACAATCCTCTTAAAATATTCATTTAATTATTTCCTGTTTAAAAGTTGATGAGAATCCCCATATTTTCTTACTTTCACCTTTAATAATTAATTGTTCGACTGCTAAATCCAATGCAGATTTCAGGGCATATATCCCCGCTTCTGTTTTAGTAGCACCAACCTCATTTTCAAATGATTGTGTACCTAAATCAAAGAATTTAAATACAGCCACACCCAATGTATAACTCAATATCGTTTTTTGTGTATTAACCGTGAGTAAAACCTCACCAGTCTGTGTGCTGATTGCCCTTATTGAAACCGTCACCATATCTTCCTGATATTGTGTATCCGGACCAATTCCCAAATATCTAACACCAATACCACCGGTACGAATATTAGTGTCATATGATACGATAGACCCTTCAATTATCATCCCTGCATATAATATAGAACCTATTTGTTTGGGGTCTTTCGCTTCATCTCTTGCAGATCTTATTAGCTGCCTTTCTTTCAGTAAGTCTTCCAATCCTACTCTTTCTACCACCCTAAACCAATTACCATCCCCAGCATCTTCTAAAGATTTTAATAATATCGACTCCCCACCTTGTGTAACAGCAGATGATAATTTTGCTATAGTAGCAGAATCTTTTCTTTGTCCGGTTTTATCCATAAAAGAATAAACCGCAACAACCACTTTACCATCTCTTGGTGGTGGTAAATGAACTATATCTTTTGGTTTAGGTGCATTGAATGCTCCAGCATCATTAGTCCATGTCACCATAGGTAATGGCCAATCTGAGCATGATCCCAATAGTAGACATGATAATATTATCAGTATTCTCATTAGAACGTAAAACTACCAATCGGGATGGATATTTGAGTAATATTACCCGTTGTCTGATCAGTAACATTAAGTGAAATCTGATCCGCAGTTTTTGTATATTGTATAGTATTACCCTGAATAGTAACTGTTCCACTATTCTGTGGGTTCTCTCCAAATAAATTATTAATCAATTGCGTTGATAATTGGGCATACACCCGACTCTCAAAATTGTTTAGAAACTTTGAAAGAGTTGTATTATCAGCAGCAGTTGCTGCATCTTTTGCTGCTTGTAGACGCGCTGATTCTAATGCTTGCTTTCTTGTGGTTTCGGTATTCTCTATGGTCTGAACATGTGAAGAATATCCAATACCACTGAATGATGGTGATTTGAATGCAAAAGTTTGTTCTGCATGAACATTAAATGTTAGAAGCATCAATACTAATAAGACTCTCATTTTGTATCCTTTTATTTGTCGATATTGTTTTCTCGCATTTGTAGAACAGTATTTAGTTTTGCCGTAATTCGAAGGCAATCAGCATCAACAAGACGAATTTTGTCTATAAGTGATATTAATTCTTTATTCGCATCTACCAATACTGGATTGATTTCATTGATGACAAAATCCCAGACAAATTTTACCATTTTGAGCATCCATGTTGCGGCAATCAAAGGAAATCCATATTTCCCAATTAGTTCGGATATTTGTGTTATGTCCATTAATCTCTCCTAGCATCATCTCTGACTGATCTAGCAATCCTGTCCAAATCAGGACGCAATCCTAATTTTGCAGATACTGTAACATCAATCTTAATCAATTCGTTTGATGTTATTCTTACCCTATTTTCTAATGCGGATACTATAGCAGCAAATGTTCTAACTGATGTTATAACATCCGCAAGAATGAACTTTAGTGCAGTAAAGATGAATGTACCAATTGCACAACTACCTAATATCGGAGTTAATGTTTCCGAAAAGAATTTGATATATTCTGGATTCATTTAGTAATGTTCTCTACTTTATCTATCATTCTATCGACATTTTTATCTACCACATTTTCAACAGCACCTATAATTTTCTCTTTTATTGTTTTCTTTGGTCCAGGTGGTGGTGCTGGTGTTATCGGTTTAGTGTCATGACTATTCATGATTGAAGCAACTTCATGATGAACTTTTTGTGGTAGTGGGTCGACATTTAGTGACATAGATATCAATTTATCTATTTCAATTACATCGACATTCATTTGCCGAACTCTTCCATCCATAGATTTGATGAGGAATGTCATCTTTTTGATTGACTTCACTACTGAACCGAGCACCAATTTTATTGCTTGCATTAAGAACCAACCACATACTACGGCAAGTGCTATTGGAAAACCACACTGTTCTACTAATTGGAAGAAATCAAAATTCTGTATTCCAATACCCATATCATCTCCTGTTTTTACTATTTATAAAAACTTGACATCTAAAATACATGTGATACAATACGCATATATAAATGTATTTGAGATGAAATATGGAAGAAGATAAAACATACACAATTCCCGAAAAACAACTTTTTCGTTTACTAACTGCTTGTTCTAAGATAAATCGTTGTGAGAAAAGACAAGAAAAGTGTGAATGTCTAACAGGAATACCAAAACCAACCAGAAAACCAAGGACTAAAAAATGATTAGAAGTGAACTACAAACCGTATTAGATGATATTAAACTATTCGAAGAGCATGTCGAAAACTCAAGGAAAGAAGTGGAATATTATGAGTCTGTTGTTGATTTATTGAAAGAAGAGAAGTTGAAGGTTGAACGAGATATTATTGCTGAAGCCGAACGAATCTCATTAGAAACTGTTATCGGTAAACTGCCTCAAGAAAAATATATCGGAAAAGTTCTTATTGAAGAAGATGAAGCATATGCATTACTCTCTGCGCTATTAGCATGGAAACAAAAAACCAGTAACTATGCTGTTATGGTACTTGAAGAGCGAGAAGATTGTCTGGTAGTTGGTTTTGGTGAAGATGAGTATGTTACGTTAAGCAAGACCACATGGTGATTTATGTCATATAATGAATACATGGTAACTTATGTGAAAGGTGATCGTAAGATTGATTACCATACTTTTGTTGAGGCTAAATCTGAAGATGATGCTAAAGAAAAGGTAATCAGAAATAGTGATGTTATTAAAATTATTGATGTTAAATTGTGTGATGAAAAATTTTGGGGTTTATAATGAAAAGATATAATATTGTTGGTGGGCCTATGGATATGGAAGAAAATCCAAATGGATATTGGGTTACATGGGAAGAATGTAATCTTAAACAATTAACCCACAACAAAGAGATGGAAAAGGCACACAATAGATATGTGGAAGAACATCAATCACTAATGTATCACATTAGTGATGATTTGAATAATGAAATTGATAAGTTGAGAACAACAGTCATTATTATGTCTGTTGTTATTTTTGCTGGTATAGCTGGGTTTCTATTCTCATGGGTATGAAGAAGCCTCACATACCATCAAGACCCAAGATGTTGATTGCTTGGATTGATGGTGATGACAAAGTACATTACATTAGCAACATGAATAATAAACATTTACAATTAGTCAAACAAGAATTGGAGAAGAAAAGTGGAAAGATATAATCAAGGTTTTTATAAATTTGGACCTATGGAACAAGTAAAAGATGGCCAATGGATCAAATACCAAGATCATAGAGATAAGGTAGATTGGTTAAAAACGATGTATAAAAATCTACTTGAAGATACAAGGAAATCTGAAGATATACTATATAAAGAAAACTGGACACTAACAGAACAATTTTCACTATCATCAAGAGCGTTAAAATTTTCAATGGTAGCCAATATTGTATTATCGATCTACCCCATATTAAAATTATTGGAGAATATTAAATGAGTAATAATCGCAGACCATACATCAAGAAACACAAAGTAGTTGAAACTATTGTGGATCCTGTCATAGAAACACCTGTCATAGAAACACCTGTTGTTACTAAGAGGGCATACAATAAGAAACCAAAGGTAGAACTTGTGGTTGAGCCTATTGTTGATGAGCCAGCACCAAAGGCTAAACGTCAAAGAAAAGCTAAACGTCAACCAATGCAAGTTTCTCTACAGAAAAGTTACAAAGATTATAAAGATTTAAAAGATCATTTTAATAAACTACGCACACTATTAATACTTTCATCTTGTTTTAATGTGGTGTTGTTCATTGCTTTTTTTGTTAATGTGGGATTGGGTAAATAATTGAATACTAAAACTGATGTGCCGATGTACCAATATTATGATTTGCTACAAGATATATTAGATAATGGTAATGATTCAGATGATAGAACTGGTACAGGAACTCTAAGTCTATTTGGTAAGCATTTAGAATTTGATTTGAATAAAGGATTTCCATTGCTGCCAGGAAAGTTCACTTCATTCAAATTGGTTGCTGCTGAGTTGTTATGGTTTCTATCTGGTTCAACTGATAATAGATATTTGAAAAGGTTGAATGGTAATGATAAACCAACAATCTGGGAAGAGTGGGCTGATGAAAATGGGGACCTTGGACCAATATACGGAAAACAGTGGACTCATTGGGGGACTGGTGATTATGACCATTATGACCAGATTGCTGATCTTATCGGGGGACTAAGAGAAAGGCCATTTAGTCGTAGACATATTGTATCAGCATGGAATGTTGCCGATCTTCCGGACGAGGGTGTTTCACCACAAAAAAATGTATATAATGGTAAAATGGCATTAGCACCTTGCCATGCGTTCTTTCAATTTGGGGTGAGGAAACTTACATTTGAAGAAAGGACTAATCATTGTTCTTCTATCTGTCCTACTATATTCTATGAAGAAGAATATGAGAAGATAATGGATGATATGAATGTTCCACGATATGGTTTGAGTTGTCATCTATATCAACGTTCAGCGGATACTTTTTTAGGGGTGCCGTTCAATATCGCGTCATATGCTCTTCTAGCGCATATGATTGCCAATGTTGTGGATATGGTTCCAGATAAACTGCATATCTCTTTTGGGGATACTCATCTATACAAAAACCATATTGAACAAGCAAACGAATTGCTGTCAAGAGATTTATTTTTATATAAATTACCAACATTGGAAATTGACAAAAAATATGAATCAATTGATGACTTTACAATGGATTCTTTTCAGGTTATTGGGTATGAATCACACCCAAGAATTTCGGCACCAATTGCAGTATAGGAATTACAATGTCATTAACACTCATAGTCGCAAAATCTAGTAATCATGTTATTGGGGATAGTACCACAAATAAGATGCCGTGGCACTGTAAAGAAGAACTAAAACACTTCAAAGAAACGACTATGGGGGGCACTTTGGTGATGGGTCGCATCACAGCGGAATCTGTTGGTAAACTTCCCGGAAGAGATGCTATAGTTTTATCCAATCAAAAAGACTATACTCTTCCTGGATTTACTACCATGACAATTGGCGAATTCTTAGCATTATCAAAATTTACCACCGACATAAAATATTTTATTTGTGGTGGTGCTGAGATATACAAACAACTTAGTCAATATTGTGAGGAAATCATAATCTCATACATGAAGTTTGAGTGTGAGGGTGATGTGTTGTTCCCTAAATCTGGAATTCTGACTAACCATATCATTGCAAAATTCAAAAGTTTTGATGAATTTAATGTTTTCTACTATGAAAAAGTTGAGGATATAGTTTGATCATATATAATTTCATTTGAGGTTTATATGACAAATTTTATAATTGGTAAAGCATGTGCGGACTATACACAAAAATTAAAATGGCTTGATGAAAATCCATTAAAACTCCCAACCTTGAATGAGGATGCATTTTCAAATTGGAAAGTGAATAAGCACCCAGATAAACACCCCGTCAAAGTTTATAACAACGGTGTTCTAGAGATACACATTGAATAGTTGACATTTCCAAATATGGTGTTATAATGATCAAAAATTAAACACCATAGGAAATATCCATGAACTCGGTTTTTGAAATACTATCAACACTCGAATCAAACAATTCTAGAAATTACAAAATAGAAATTCTTACCAAACATAAAGACAATGAATTACTCAAAGAAGTAATTAGACTTGCTTTGGATCCATTTACTCAGTTCTATCAAAGAAAGATTCCCGAGTACACATACGAACTTATGGATTCACCATATGATTTAAAATGGGCAATTGATAGTATATCTAAAAAATTATCTACCAGAATGTTTACTGGCAATAATGCTATTTTTGTCTTAAAAGAAATATTGTCTTGTATTTCTGGTGATGATGCTAAAGTTATTGAACGTATCATCCAAAAAGACTTGAAATGTGGTGTCAATACATCAACAGTTAATAAAGTATGGAAAGATTTAATACCAGAATTTCCTTGTATGTTATGTTCTGCGTATGATGAGAAATTAGTATCTAAAATCAAATATCCGGCATTTGCCCAGATTAAAATGGATGGTATGCGGGTTAATGCTATTGTTAAAGACGGTACAGTTGAATTCAGATCAAGAAATGGAAAAGAGATTAGTTTGTTAGGCAATCTTGAACAAGACTTCATTAAACTTTCGAGAGGTGCTGATTTAGTATTTGATGGTGAATTATTGGTTCGTAAGGATGGGGAAATACTGGATCGTCAGACCGGAAATGGTACCTTAAATCGCGCCAACAAAGGCACAATAACAGCAGAACAAGCATCTTTAGTTGAGATGACGGTTTGGGATGTTATTCCTTACGACAAATTCTTGACTGGTGAATATGATGCCCCATACAAAGATCGTTTTGATGGCCTGACGACTATGATTGAGTTAAATCCATCACCTAAAATTGATATGGTATTATCCATTATGGTTCCTAATCTTGAAATAGCAAGATCATTCTTTAACCTGATGCTAGAAGAAGGTCAAGAAGGCATCATTCTTAAAGATGCGGATTCTATCTGGGAAAACAAAAGAAGTAAAGGGCAAGTAAAGTTCAAAGCTGAGCTAGATATGGATGCAGTAGTTACTGGTTGGGTGGAAGGTACAGGTAAGTATGAAGGATTATTAGGTGCTTTGCAATGTGAATCGTCAGATGGTATTATCAAAGTAAATGTTGGGTCTGGTTTTACTGATGAAGATCGCAAAACTATTGATCAAAGTATTATCGGTAAGATTATCTCTGTAAAGTATAACGCTAGAATACGGAATACGAATGGTGAGGAGAGTTTATTTTTGCCAGTATACTTGCAAGAAAGATTAGATAAAACAGAAGCAGATTCGAGTGAGAAAGTGAAATGATTAAGATAGCCATATACCGCGGAAACGGATTTGAAAAACACTTTGGATATGATTTTACCAATGAAATCTATGAAGATTATTTTAATACCAAAGGAATTGAATATTATAAAACAGAAAATGTGGATTGCTGGGGGTATAGTGGTACATTGTATACTACAGTTCCTTTTGCTGAATGGAAAAAGCAAACAAGATTACTAGAAACTAGACAAAAAAATCGCGATAAATTAGAATTAGCACCTTTAGCAGTTAATCGATCTTGCCCAGTGTTGATTGATATTATACTTAAATACAAAGATGTATTAGACAGTGGATATAAAATCATCGAATTGGATGATGATATTAAATGGACTATCAATTCTTCGTGGTTTTATCCTGATGAAGGCGAATGGGTGGAAGAAGTATACCGCATTTGGAAATAGTTGACATTACATAAAAATCTGTTATAATGCAGCATACTTTTTAAAGAGAATATATTATGATGACACCAAAACAAAAAGAGTTTATCGTCGCCTCACAAGCATTATATGGGGTTAATGCTGTACTAAATCGAGAAGAAATTGATCACATAGTAGACACATTAGCACCACCTTACCCACACTGGTTGATAAACAAATCCCAATATCGTGTTGATCGTGGTCAGTATAAAGTGCCGTCAATTGATGATAATACCCTAACATTAACTGCAACAGAACCAATGGAAACTACTATGAACATGGCAACCCAAGTATTACACTTCCGTCAACCAAAGATGGTGGATGAATCAACACCAACAGTGCCTGAAGTATATAAAGATTATATCCCATTTGGTTTTCATAAAGATTTGGTTACTGTTGTTAGATCAAATCAGTTTTATCCTGTATTCATTACTGGATTGAGTGGTAATGGGAAAACCTTAATGGCTGAACAGGTATGTGCGCAGTTGAAACGTGAGTGTATTCGTGTGAATATTAGTATGGAAACCGATGAATCTGATTTGATTGGTAGTAACACATTAATTGATGGTAACGTAGTATTCCGTGATGGTCCTGTTATTACTGCGATGAAACGCGGTGCGATTCTATTGATCGATGAGGTTGATCGTGGTAATGGTGCTAAACTGATGTGTTTGCAGGGTATCCTTGAAGGTGCTTCGTACTATAACAAGAAGACTGGTGAAATGATTCATCCTAAAGCTGGATTCAACATTATCGCTACTGCTAACACAAAGGGTAAGGGATCTGAAGATGGAAACTATCTATCACAGATACTTGACTCAGCATTCTTGGAACGTTTTGTTATTACTATCGAACAAGAATTTCCGGATGAAAAGACCGAGAAGAAAATCTTGACACCATTAATTAATGACACTGACTTCATTGATGAGTTGGTTAAATGGGCTGAGATTATCCGAAAAACTTATATGGAAGGTGCTATTGATGAGATCATCAGTACTCGTAGATTAGTCCACATCGCCAAATCATATAAAATCTTCGGTAATAAAATGAAAGCAATAACACTTTGTACTAATCGTTTTGATGATGAAACCAAGTCTGGGTTTCTTGATCTATATAATAAGATGAATGAGACACCAGAATCCGTAGCTATGTTCGTTGAGGAGATGGAATAATGGAAGAATTACATTGCAATTTTTGTGGGTGTGGTGGTTCAGACAACACAAAATTAATAGAATCTGAGCGCAATATAATTATATGCAACCACTGTGTGGCAAAGGCAAAATTATTGATTGCAGATGAATTATATGAAAATTATGTGGTGATTAATATGAGCTCACCACTAAGTCCGACAGCAGCATAGGAGAAAATATGGCATCAAGAAATGACATAACCGGGGATTCGATACAAACAAAATCATCATCACAAGCATATCGTGATAATTGGGATCTTGCTTTTGGTAAGAAAGAGGTCAAGAAAAATATTATGAATAGAGATGACATACTCGATATCCTACATAATAATGTAGCTACAGTAACATTTACTAAATCCAATGGCGAGACTCGAGTATTAAAAGGGACACTATTGGATCAATACTTACCCCAAAAAGAAATTATTGAGGAAATTGAATTTGAAACTGTTGATGAAATACGAGAAAGGAAAGCTACAAAGGATAATGTTGTCTTGGTATATGACATTGAAAATTACGGCTATAGATCTTTCCGAATCGATAGCCTTGTTTCTATCACTATTGTAAACTAATAAAATGAAAGAGAAACCTCGCAAGAACCTCGATGAGATTATATATGGTACAGAACCAACATTTGATGGTAAACCATTCAATTTCATAGAATGTCTTAGTTGGTATTCTCGTGTGAAAGATTATAAGGATTCTAAATCTTATCTAATGACACACCTAAAATCAAATAAGTATGATTCCAGGACTATTAGTAAAATTTCATCAATAAATGAATGGGAAATTAAGAACCTTGGGTATTTTGTTAGAATGATCTCAAGAGGATATCAACCCACACTAGATCAGATATTATGGGCCGAAAAACGAATATCAGATCTATGTAACTATGAATCACCAAAGGTATTAAAAACAGAACCAGCTACACCCAAAGCACCAAAACCAGATAGGACATACGAAAAATGTTCCGAAATCATCAACACTATTGAAGATGCTATTGATGATCGTGATTATACATTAAAAGTATATGAAATTCTGACTACTGAGGCATGTAAGTCTACTCACATAAAACAAATTGTTGATCATTTCAAACCATTAAGTTCTGAACTAACCGAAGTTATGTTGGGTAAAGATGATCAATTGGTTGAGGGGTATTCAAATTATACCAAGACAGAAATGAAGAAATTCAATAACTTCTTGAAACTAATTTTATCTGATTGTGCTAAGTTTACATCTAATGCTAGAGTAATAAAAACCCCAAGAAAGAAAAAAGTAATTCCGGTATCCAAGAAAGTAATGAAATTGAATTACAAGAAAGAGGATACTGAATATAAGATCGTTTCTGTAAACCCGGAGAATATTATTGGGTGTAAAAATCTCTGGGTATTCAACACCAAAACTCGAAAGTTAGGGGTATACATATCTAGTGATGAATCTGGGTTGGGTGTTAAGGGGTCTACTATAGAAAATTATAATACAGATTTATCTGTAACAAAGACTGTGAGGAAACCACTTGATATTATCCCGGGAGTAGTTAAGGGTAATAAAACCATTCTTAAGAAGGTTATGTCTAGCATAAATTCTGTTGAATCATTACTGAATGGGAGAATTAATGCGGATGTTGTGTTATTAACAATCGTCAAATAGGATAATATGAAATTACATTTTAAACCAATTGGTGATGATAAAGTTGTGAATTTGGATGGATACACAAAAAGAGAAGGATATCTTGGCCCAATTCGTAGAGATGGTAAAGTTGTTTATTATGACCCAAAGAATGGAAAATATTATGACCCCAAAACACGAGAATATATATGATTAAGTATGTGTGTAAACCTAGTTTATATAAAAGTAGTGGTATGGCCACTTTCACTACTGCTGTTGATGCTGTTGCTTATTTAAACAAAACATTAGCTGCAGAAGAGGGGGATGATCATTATGTGTTTATACCACCCGCAAAAAGTGATATTCTTGGTGCGGTGGAAGATTATCAATATATCAAAAAATTAGAAATTGTGTGGGATTTTTAAAATGAAAAGTATTTATTATTGGTGGTATGCTAAAAAAAGACTAGCTGCCCTGGAAGCGGATATCCTAAAAGACGATGGGGAGAATTACATGCTCCTCGCTCAAAGGGATATGATTGAACTCGAGATTGCATGGTATAGAGATGAATCTATTGATTACATATTCATACTGGGTTTTGTTTTGATCATTTTTGCTGGTATTTGGAGTATTTTTCCAGAACCTATATATAATTTTATAACTGATATGTCGACTAAGGCATATGAGATTTTTTTAACTATGTGGAGTAATTATAATGGCGTTAAAGGTAGAAGTCTTCTCTAAAGACAAAGGTTGTTTGTGTATTATTGATTTGGATGCGGTTATTGAGATTGCACCATTGAGTGTTGGTGGTTGTGCATTGTTCTTTACTAAAGATCCGTCTATTTCCGCTATGTTTGTTACTAATGACTATTCTGAGTTTAAGCAATTTGTTGTTGAAACAATTTCAACAGATGATATTGCTAAAAAGATTAAATCATTACAAGGTTTTTCTGTTGAAGAGCATCCAGCATTGAATGATGTTGTGGCAGAAGCACCTAGAGGTCGTGGACGACCACCACTAAATAAGTAGTCAATCGAATGTCTGATGATTATAAATAGTAATAACTTTAATATTAAAAGGAAAATAATGTGGTAATTCTCTCGATAGATCCTTTAGGGTTATCTCTTCACTGGTGTTTAGATTGCATTGCTGCCGGACACACAGTTAAACTATTTACATCATCACCCAAGGCTAAACCGATTGGTGATGGTCTTGTGGACAAAATTGACACTTGGGGACATGCCAAAGCATACGCCAAGTTTGCGGATCTAATATTCGTGGCAGATAACATTGATTTCATGGATGATATTCTAGAACTTCGTAGGCAAGGCCTCCCCGTTTTTGGTCCAGATAAAAAATCTGCTAGGTTGGAAGTAGATAGAATGTATGGGCAAAATGTTATTAAAGAGTCGGGTAACAAAGTTATCCCATCTGTAGAATTTTCTAATTATGATCAAGCAATTGCTTATGTTAAGGCAAATCCAAATAGATATTGCTGCAAACCATGTGGTGAAGTTGAAGATAAGTCATTGACATACTTAGCAAAAGATCCAGCAGATTTAATTGGATTCCTAACTCGGATGAAGCGAGTTGGTAAGAAAGCTGGTGTAACCAAATTCATTCTACAAGAATTCAAAAAAGGCACCGAACTTGCTGTTATGGGTATGTTTGGTCCTGGTGGATTCAACAAATATTTCTGTGAGAACTTTGAACATAAGAAATTGATGAATGGTGATCTTGGTGTTAGTACTGGAGAAATGGGCACAGCTATAAGGTACACACAGAATTCTAAGTTAGCTGAAATGATGTTAAAACCATTAGAACCATTATTACATGAGCTAAAGTATGTTGGGTTTGTTGATATTAGTGTTATTGTTGATGAAAACGATGGTACTCCTTGGCCGATGGAATTTACTCAAAGACCAGGTTATCCTATCCATAACATCCAACAACCATTAATCAATGGAGATCCTGCTCAATGGATGGTCGATCTTATCAATGGTAAGGATACATTTGAGGTGATTGGTCCTGAGACTTGTGTTGGTGTTGTTATGGCTAACTCAGACTTCCCATTTGCTAAGAAAGAACTCGAAGCATATCTAGACTTCCCTATTATCACAGATGATGTGAAAGACATTTCTATGGTGTCTCCATGTGAAGTAAAATTATCATCTACTATTAAAATGGTTGATGATGAGATTGTAGAAGATTACCCTGAATGGGGTACTGCCGGTACGTATATTCTCGTGTGTAATGGTATTGCTGATACAATATCAGAAGCAAGAGATAAAGCATATAAAGTAGTGAAGCAAATTAAATTAGGTAATGATCCAGCATATCGTACTGATATTGGCGATTCATGTGAAGAAAGGTTAAAGAATCTACACAAGTTTGGCTTTTGTAAAGATTGGAAATTTTAGGAACAGAATATGAAAAGTTTTAAAGAATTTACACAAATGGATGAAAGTGGGTTATCGGATATGTTTGCAGTCTTAAAACATAATCAAGAGATGAAACTTAGACCTGAATATCGTTATCATGGTAAAATAATCCCAGATGATAAAGTACCTAAAGGTTATACAAAACACCCAGAAACAGGATATATCGAACAAACTGGAACAACTCAACGCGATGATGATGAAGCTGAAATGAAAAGCCGTGCATTGCATCAAGCTGCAGAATTTGAAAGAACTAAAAATATGCCCCGTAAAGGTTCTCCAGAATCTGCAACTAAAAAATATTATGGTAGACATTCAGGACTATAGAGGAATATATTATGGCAAATTATGATTTTCGGAATAAAGTTACAGGTGAAGTGAAAGAATATTCGATGTCCTATACTAAACTTGAGGGATTTAAGGCAGCAAATCCGGATTTAGAAATGTATTTTGCTGCTGAGAATTTACCGGTGTTGTCGGATGCTATGAGAATGTCTGTTCCTGGTACAAAGAAGGCAGATTCATCTTTTGAAAAATATGTTATCGCACCGATGAAAGAAAAGATTGCCCAAAATACAATTAAAGATGGTCACAAAACTCACGTTTCTCGAGAATGGTAAATTTATGAAAAAACTAATAATCATTTTAACAATAACATTATCTGGGTGCTCTTTAGTAAATTACATTCCCTCCAAATGGGATGGTAATGAAGCGGCCAAAGCTACAGATATCCAACAATTGTCCAGAACTCTTGATTGCTCGGTAAATACTAAACAAAGTATCGATAATCTTTATAGCAATATAAAGTGGCTAGAAACATATTCGCAATACAAAGGTTCACATGATATTGCATTAATCATGCCAACTTTGGTTAAGGGAGTTACAGAATTAAAAGATCGTAGTGATAAAGGTCCAGTGACCCATATATACTGCGAACTCAAGAAAAAAATTCTAATCCAAGAATCTGATCAAATTTCAACTGCTATCCAAGGACGTTTCCTATGAGTACTTTATCTGAGTTGGTAAATTCTAATCAATCATGGGCCGCAGATCGTGCTGCTGCAGCAATAGAGATTCAAGATGCATTAAAAAGTGGCGATCTTAGTGCTGATGAGGCAAAAGAACTACTAGATAATCTAATTGATGCTGAGAAACTGGAAGAAGAAGCTACAGATGTTGTTGTGAGAGCAACATTAGTAAAGGCAATAACAGAAATTGCAGCATTGGCAGCAAAAGCAATATAGGTGTGGGATGTTAAGATTTAATATTGTGGTTTTGGGTAATGTTATACATATTCATAGATAAACTTTTTCAACTACCAAGGAAACTCATGGCTCGTAAACCTTCAACCCGTTTAGTAGATATCCACTTTGAAGATACATCAAAATATCAAGCCAGTAATGATAGAACAGCAACACCATCAAATCGCATCAAACTTCGCCTCGATGATCTAAAAACATTCAACCCACTTACAGAAAATCAAAAGTTATTTTTCAACTCATTTAAAGTTGGTGAATATTTTATGTTTTTATCTGGTTCTGCTGGCACGGGCAAGTCATTTATTGCACTATATAAAAGTTTAGAAGAGGTAATGGATAAAGGCAATTCCTTTAACCAAGTTCTAATAGTTCGGTCAGCAGTGCAGACAAGAGATGTAGGTTTTCTTAAAGGGTCTTTAGAAGAGAAGACTTCGGTATATGAATTACCTTATGAACAAATAGCAGATACTTTGTTTGGTAAAAAGGGAGCATATGGTAGACTTAAGGAACAAGGATACATTGAATTTATAACAACTACAGCAATACGAGGAATTTCTATAGATAATTCTATTGTCATTGTTGACGAATGCCAAAATATGACCTGGGGCGAGTTATCTACTGTAATAACTCGTATTGGGCATAATTCAAAAGTTATATTCATAGGTGATACTAAACAAAATGATTTAACTAAAAGGTCTAATGAAATATCTGGGATGCCCGATTTTTTATTAGTTGCTAACAGTATGAAAGAATTCTGTAGGATACATTTTACACCAGAAGATATCGTTAGATCAAGTTTAGTTAAATCATGGATAATTGCTTGTGAGAAATTAGGACTTTAATAAATAACACAACACCGAAAAATTTTAAAGGAAATACGATGATTTTAACAGAAGAACAAAAAATTTACTCAGAAGATCTATTCATGTCATTAGTAGAAGCGGTTGCTGATGAATATTATGATATGAATGAAGAATATGAAATGACAGAAGAAGATGCGTATGTCACATCTATTCTTATGGATTATTTTATTGAAAACTATCACCACATGTCATTGAAAGAATCAGCATATCAGTCATTAACTGGCATTGATCCTAACCAAGCACTATATGAAGAACTCATCGAGATGATGCTTGATGAGTCTATCGGCACATTTGTAGCTGGTGCTGCTCATGGTTATAGAAACTATATTGCAAAGAGAAAGGCTGTTGGTGCTGGTAAAGCAGCTAGTAAAGCACAAGCAAAACAATCGGATATTGGTAGAAAAAAATCATCAGCTTCTAGAAAATACACCGGTAAAGAGTATTCTACTAAAAGTTCTAATAAAGTAAAAGCTAGTGGGATAAAAGGCACATATCAACAATCTAAATTAGATACGTTGATCGCTAAACACAATGCTGCACAAGAACATACTAAATTTTTACAAGCACACCAAAGAGCAGCCAATAAAGCAGTAAATGACCATAAAGCACACACAAAATCATTAGCTGATAAGATTGATTCACATATTGCATCGGTTAAAAACAAAGTTAAAACCGGTATAACTACTGGTGCGCATAAACTTGCTGCTGTTGCTGGTAGAGTTGCTGGTTCATTATAAGGAACTGTTATGAAAGAAGATTTGGAACTTTATGAATCGTTGATTGTTGACACTATTAACATTTTCTATGAAGATACATCGAATGTTGATCAGGAATTTGTAGAAAATATTCATATGAAATTTGTGGAGTATCGTCTACAATTAACAGAATCTGTTACTGAAGAATCACTAAATGATGTTCTTATTGATCTAATCTTGGGTGAGGGTGCTGTTAGCCTTGGTGCTAAAATTGGTGGAGTATTCTCTAAAAAACAAGCACTGAAGAATAGAGTTGCGGTTGTTAAGGATTATCACGAAAAAACCAAGGCTCTACATGCACAATCTGGGGCTGATCTCGTGGTGGCACATTCTAGAGTAGATGCTGCAGCAGCAAATAGAGCTAGATCTGGGCATACATTCTATTCAGCACATCTTGCACGAAAGGAACATCGTGCAGCGAAACGGGATTTGAAACGTTTGGAATCAACACACAAATATCATGCTGCGTTGGTTAAACATTCTCATAACCTAGTTGGTGTTGCCACACGCAATTTGAATAAAGGTCGTCTTAGTGCACATGATGTGGATATTGGTGGTAGCACTAAATCGTTGACAAAACCAAATAAAACAGGTTCTGGTTGGGCCAGAGCACACTCTTAGGAATTATTATGAATAAATTATTAATTACATTGTTATTGTTATCAACTAGCGCATTTACATTTGCTGGAACTATTAATGATAACTGTCGGCAATTTACCGCAAATGGAACCCCACAATACAATGCACATGCGGGGGATCAGGAAATTTGTCATCTAAACTATGCTATAATCCATAGATGTGATGTTAAATCACCTGTTGCTGTATTTGAGCACTTAACAGTTGCTGTGATGACTGGTCCCGCGAAACGTAAAGACAACTTTCACTCTGATACATTAGTCACGCCAGAATGTTCTGCCACATTAGCTGATTATGCTACTATCGGTAAAACACATGATCGTGGTCATATGTCACCTGCTGGGAACAATACCCAAAATGATACTATCATGAGTGAGAGCTTTAATTTGAGTAACATGGTTGCACAAATAGCCAACAATAACAGAGTTGGCTGGCGATTATTAGAAACTGCTGAACGCCAATGGGCGATGGCTGCTGGTACAGATTATTATATTATTTCTGGTGGCATCTATGATGAAGGTCACAGAGTGGTGGGGAATGGATTAGGTATTCCAACTAGATTATACAAGATTATCATCGAAAAGAATAGCAATAAAATTCAAGCATGGTTGATGCCAAATGCATCTATTGGATCAGATTGGAAAAAATATGAAGTTTCCATTTCTGATGTAGAAGAAGCAACTAAAATGAAGTTTAATCTAGGTCAATAGTTGACATATATAAAGTATGGGTGCTATAATACACCCATACTTTCAATTTACCGAGGAATGCCTATAAGATAACTGAAATACCAATCCCGTTCGAAGTTCAAAAGCAAACGTTTATTCGAGAACTAGGGAAACGATAATGTCATTTTGATATTATTGTCACTGAAAAGTAGGAGAAAACTATGCGAGCAAACAAAAAAATGCTCTTATGTATAGTCATGTTGTTAGCGTTTAACGCTAATGCAGAAACAAACAAAAAGAACATTATATCAACAAAGAATTCTGATATAATATTGTTACATAAAACTATTATATCAACAAAAAAACCCGATATAATTAAATTAGACCCTAAACAGATATCATGTGTTGCGGAAACCATTTACTCTGAAAGTAGGGGGGAATCATTAACTGGTCAAATTTCAGTTGGATTAACCATTATGAATAGATCAAATAAAATATTCCACGAGCCCCCATGTAAAGTGGTGAAACAACAGTATACACAAAAACATATACCAGTTAAGGATAAGGAAGAATTTCATACCCTAGCTAAGAATGTTATGCTTGGCCAATACAGAAATGTTATTGGTAATATGGATTCGTTTGATTCATTCAAACACATTAAACATCCTAAAGGTAGCATTCGCATTGGGGGGCATTGGTTCTATAAAGCACTTAAAGGGGTTGCTTGATGTTTAGTATTGAAGAGTGGTATAATGGCAAAATAAAATTATTGCAAGAAGAAGTATTAGATTTTCATGGTATGCCAGAAAAAGGTTTACCTAGAACATCTTACAATATGATGATCATCGAAGAGGATAATATCGATGAAATTTTGGAACTTTTACAGGATTATGTTGATGCCAAACGAAGATGAGATATTGTTGTTCAGTCGTATGATTGAAGGATTAGCTAAAAATGCACACATTACCTTATTAGAGGCCATAGAGCACTATTGCGAAGAATCTGGATTAGACGAAGATGTCGCATCAACTTTAGTATCTCGTGCACTAAAAGAAAAGCTACGAGAAGAATGTGTTGAACGGAATCTACTAAAGAAAGAGTCTAGTCTGCCTATATGAATAACAATGGATTGTTAACCTTTCAATTGTTCATGGCACTAAAACTACACTTCACAAAAGACTCATATGATTTTTTGAAGAGTGGGCCATTGAGAAGCATGAAACAAGAAACATTTATACTTAGGAATGATAGGTTTTACTTCACTAAGTTAGCAGACAGATATTCTATAGATGAGATGCGAGATTTTTTTATTGCCAATCTACTAGTCAATACAGAACTATGGGTTGGTGATATGTTAACTTCCGGTGAAGATACATATTTAAAATGGATGAAGACAAAACAGAGTCTTTCATATACATTTGAGAATGATCTGGTTAGACTTATGGATTCTGTGGACACACCAAACGCTTTATTGAAAGTGGAAGAAGGGCAGTTTCCTATACTATTGACAGAATCTATGGGTGGTCGTATAGCACTAGAATCTATGTTGATATTAGAGTCTCTAATGGGGTTCTTCTCTATGTGGGAGAAGAAGATTGATGATGATATTATCTGGCCACAATACTATCTTAAATGTATTAAGTATCTACCATTTATAGATTACGACAAAGAAAAATACAAGAAAATTGTACTCAAAACTATGAGAATATAAAAATGAATAAACCAAAAATCAGTAAGATCTATCTAGATATGGATGGTGTGATAAGTGATTTTTCGAAGAGATATAAAGAACAGTATCATATGGAACCTCGCGAAGCAGAGAAACATAAAAAGTTTGATGTATTCTTTAAACAATTCATCGAAGATCAGGAATTCTCTACACTAGATCTAATGCCTGATGCGTTGGTACTAATTAACTTCATTAAAACATTACCAGTACCCACAGAGATATTGTCTTCTACCGGCAGAGAAGAAAGTTATGCCTCGATATCTAGACAAAAGAAAATATGGCTAGAGACCCACAATATACCATTTAAAGCAAATTTCGTGCCAGGTAAACATCTGAAATATAAATTTGCAACACCAGATTCAATTATCATTGATGATACTGAATCAGTTATTACTGATTGGAGAAATGCTGGTGGTATAGCTATTTGGCACAAATCAGTGGTGGAGACCATATCAATACTCAAGATGTATGTGTAGTTTTTATCTGAGAGGAGTACAACCGCAATAAAACCGTAATAAAACCGTAATAAAACCGAAAATCAACCGAAAAGGAAACTAAATGAGTTTTGCAAATTTAAAAAGAAACAGTGGTAATCTTGAGAAGTTAACCAAATCACTTGAGAAGTTAAATTCTAAAGGTTCTACCAATAATTCACAAGACAATTATTGGAAACCTGAAGTAGACAAATCAGGAAATGGTATGGCAACTTTTAGATTTCTACCAACGCCCGATGCTGATGGTGATTCAGATCCTTGGGTAAAAATCTACACACATGGATTTCAAGGTCCTGGTGGGTGGTTAATTGATAACTGTCTTACTACTAAACACAAACAATGTCCCGTTAACGTTTAATCAAACACGAGCGGCTTTGTTGAGTAATCAACATCGAAAAATCTTGTGAATTGTCTGGGAAAGCTAAGTTCTTATAAATACTGGTATGTGGACACAACATTAAGGTATGAAAATGAAATATGATTTATCGGACCACTTCAAATAACAAACAGAGAGATTCAATATCTCAGGGGTATAACCATGTACTATTTGTTATTAAAAAAGTTTCTAAAGACAGGAAGTTATTTGAAGACGATAAAACATGTTTTGGATGTTATTTGAATATGTTAATCAGCAGCCAAGCCCTTAATGGGAAGGTTCAACGACTATCCGATGACTCGGAGTACAGACCAAATGCGATTGGGTCTGGAAGTGCAAGAGTCCCTATTTAGATAGGGACGTGATATAGTCTGCTCTGCATAGAAATATGTAGCTGGGTAAATTCCCGGTGTATACTTAGCGAGTATATGCGAACATTAGGTTGTGAGGCTAATTCGGTCCTGTGGAATACAGGAATTGAAGCCAATAGAAAGATTGTAAGTTCACGTAAGCGTAGATTGAGTTATGTGTCAAATATCTATATGATAGATGACCCAAAAAATCCAGAGAACAATGGCAAGGTTTTCTTATTCAGATATGGAGCTAAAATATTTGAAAAGATTGAAAGTGCTATGGTCCCTCAGTTTGCTGACGAAATAGCATTTATCCCATTTGACTTATGGGAAGGTGCCAACTTCAAATTAAAGATCCGCAAGGTTGAAGGTTATCAAAATTATGATAAATCTGAATTTGAAACACAATCTGCATTGTTTGATGATGATGATAGAATGGAAAAAGTTTGGGCTAGAACATATCCATTGCTACCTATCATTGATGATAAAGAATTCAAATCATTTGAAGATATTCAGGCTAGATTGGATAAGGTTTTAGGTCTTGGTGGCACAGTAAGAACTACTGCGGAACAAGCACGAGTTGCACCAAAACCAAAACCAGCCGATGAATCACATGATGATGATTTTGATATGGCATATTTCGAATCACTTGTTGATTCTGACTAAGATATGATTCAGACCCTACTTCGGTAGGGTCTTTCTTTATAGTCCACTGATCCCCTTCAGTAAAGATTCTGTCAATATATAATCAAATTCATTATTTCTGGTTGTCAATGGCCCACCATATTCACCAGGAATAATATCACTGGTCCCAACATTATTGGTTTTTGAATTATTCATTACCAAAGGATTACCAGACATCTCTTTATTTTTTTCAATTGTGTTAATGTTAAGTTCTGACGTTTTCTTTACTACATCAGAACCTCTTTCAGATTGGATCTGTGCCGGTGCTGGTGTGGCATTTGGTGTTGGTGTAGCAGTTTGTGTTTGTAGTGGTGGGGGAGTTGGGAATTTTTTAATAGAATTTCCAGTAAACACATTAGTGATCTTATCCAAAGTACTTGGTGTTTCGGCTCTTTGTTTTAGGACAAAATCAGAGTCAACACTAGCAGCACCACCTTTATATTCTTTACCCTCTGATATTGCAGTTAGTCGTTCATGATCCTTATCACTAAAATCATTATTTCTTATCAATAATTGTGCTGTGCCTTTATCAATTTTATCCCAATCCCAAACCTTAGACTCAGTACTTGGATCTAATGTATTATCGTCTATGACTCCAGCTTTATCCAATTCAACAATCTTAGCAACTGTTTCTAACCCACCCTGAGATTCTATTAGTTTATCCAATCCAAATTTTGCCGCAAGTGTAGTTAATAACCCAACTACCAATGGAGTTACAGCGGCGGATAGTAATGGTTTAGCAGCCTCAACCAAACCAGTTACCCCTCTTGCTACAAATGATAATGCTGGCTCCAATACTTTCCATAGCTGCTTACCAACAAATTTAAGCACATCACTAAAAATTTCCAGCATATGTGGTAATATGTGTATTATTAAATCTTTAGTTAGAGTTAAAAGGAATTTTGTTATGGGTTTGATTATCATTGTGGCTAAACCTTTCACCACACTACCCAGAGTTTCAAATACACCCAACAATAACATACCAGCTTTCGCTAACCAACCAAGCAGACCCCTACCTTCTTTCTTTTTATCCTCTTTTTTATCCTCTTGGTTTGGTAATTCCGAATATGTCTTCTTCACTACTTCAAGCAACTCTTTATGTCTAGCATCAGATTCATCTTCTTGCTCTTTGTGAAAATTATGAGCAATTTCCATATCCCTATTCTCTACATCAGCATTTATTTTTATAAAGTTAAACAGCTTAGCTGCAATATCTGCTAATGAATCACCCTTCCTTAATGGATATACACTTTGATTTGTTATTTTTGTGTATAGTGGATTTGTGTTTGGGTTTTTTTCTTTTGGTGATAGTTTCGCACCTTTTTTACGCTTATCTTTTTTAATGTTGCTTATTACATTTTCAGATTCGACATCATTTTCTTCTGGACTAAAAATACTATTCAATTTTTTAGTCCAACCAACCGCACCATATTGCTCTTTTCGTCTAGCATATCTTTCCGCAGCCTTTTCACCAATATTCTTACCTATTGGTGATTTTTGTTCACCTGAAAACGCTTTCGTCATTTTAGAGAATAAACTATCCATTATCTCACTCCTATGTTAGCCAAATAAGGACTAGTTGTACTAGTATCTGGCAATGTGTAAATGTTAGTTTGTTTTGTTGTGTTGTTCATCACATTAGTGGTGTTATTGTTCTGGAACATTATAGATTTTGGGTGTTCTTGTTCTTTTTTTAGATCAATATTTTCTTTTGACTTTTGGCCCAAAGAGTTATCTATATTTGGTTCTGATAATGGTTGTGGTGATATTGTGGTTGATAGGGTTACATTCATTGCCTTATCAATATATTTCATCTTAGTAAAATATGCTGGATCTGAAGCATATCCAGATTTACCTTGAGCTGAAATAGCTTCATCAATAGTCTTGGCCGCCAATACAGGTTTATAACTCTTATTCTCTATTAGGAAATCTACATAATCAACAGCAGATTCTTCTGGGCTATTATATCGCCTAAAACTTAATTTTTTAGTAACCATTTGACCATCTATAAATTCTGGTGTTGATGCAGTTACACTATCCATACCTGCTTTAGCTTTAATACCAAACGCATTGTTGCCAACCATATGTTTACCATATCCGGTTTCCAATGAAGTTTGTGTAGCTCCTAATTTTGCTATAACTTCGGGGTTCTCGACACCTCTAGCCTTTGCCGCATCATATACTGCATTATACATTCTATCATAATATTCTTTTTGGGAGTCTGTCAATTTCACAGACTTTGTAGTGTCTGGTAATATAGAACTTGTTAATTTTTTAGTGTCATCAGAAATAGCTTCATCTTCACCAAATAATGTTCTTACCATTTGTTCACCAAGATATCCAATATCAACTTCCTGTTGCTTTTTGAATATTTTATCCACAGCACCTTCACCAAAAAGACCAGCCAATTTATCATGCAGCCAATTCATAACTGGTATTGTCACAATCTGTAAAACACTAGGTGCAAATGGTTTCATCTGATCAAATTTTAATTTTGCCATATCCCAAGCAACAGAAATCCCTTCAGTTATCTTTTCAATCAATCCACCAATCTTTTCAGGCAAATCCCCAGGACCACTTAGTTCAGAAAGCATTAATAATGAGGCTGTCATTTTTAATATTGTTGCTGGAGTTTGCATCCAATCAGGTAATCCGAGATTAGATTTAATTTTCTTTATTGAATATTTTTTAACCTTGGTGTTTACTTTAGACCCACCACTAAAAGCACTTAACAATTCATTATGCATTTTCTTTTGTTTATGGTACTTTTCAGAACTAAAGTCTCTGGAAATCTCATTATGAAGTTTTTTCTCTTCCTGTGTCCTATACACCAGATTATATAAGTTAGCTAGAACATCAGTAACAGATACCCCTTTCCTAAGATTAACAACTTTTCTTGGTTGAAGTTTAGTATAAAATGTCTCGTCTTGTGGTGGGGGGGCCACTTCTTGTGTGGGTTTTGGTATGTTTGTTGGTGTGGAAGACACCACAAATGGTTTTTGAAGTTCATGTCTGACGTTATAGAATTTACAAATCTCTTCAGCCGAAAGACCTTTAGATTTCTTGGATTCACCATTACCATCAGACATGTTAAGTTTCATTTTTTATCCTTTAACTTTTGGTTTTCTTCTTCTATATGTTGAATCAATAAACCAGAGTAGACATCTCGTTCCCACGGAATCATACCCTCTAATTCATGTAAACTGTATTTGTGGTGTTGCATTAATGCAAAATTAGTTATATAATAGTTTCTCAAATTGTCATGATAAAATGTTAGCCGAAAAAAGACTCAAGTCCCTCCACTTCTATATGATGCACATATCCACACTTTTTACATGTAACATCAAACTCTTTTCTCAGCTTTGGTAGATTAGTGAAAAAGTTTTCTAGCTTAGTGAATTGTTCTTGGTTTAATTGCTCAACAAAATCCATTAGCTCTTCCCTTGTCGCTTCCTTAGCATAATAGAATTGATCCCCATCGTGGATATATTCGATACTATCAGCAATCATTTGGAATGCAAAGTCATTAACATTGTCTATAGATCCGGCTCTATTCACAATAGAAAACTTTGGATATGTCATCTTAATAGTGAATCTATCATTAAGTTTGATGACATCCTTAGAATCCTCTGACATATCAACTTTAATATCTAATAGATTTATTGATGATTCCATAGTAGACGCACATTCGATACCATCCACAACATTATTGCAAACATACTTATTCTCTGCTACTTCACCGACAGATCTTGCTCTTAATTGCAAGAAATAATACTCAATGTCTATAACAGGTAGGTCATCAAAATCAATATTTTCTGTTAAGGTGCAATTGTGTAACACTTGTTTTATATTCTGTTCAATGGTATCATATTCCTTAGACTCCATTGCCATTAATAAGTTACGCTGTTCTTTAACTAGAAATGGTCTATATCTTATCTTCTTCTTAGATAACGGCAATTCAAGTTCATATACCGGTGCATCAATTTTTGGCAAAGCCATATTATATCTCCTAGTTTCAAATCAAAATTATTTCATTAAAGGCCCAACTCCACCTTCTAAATTTGTACCCACACTTTTCATATCCCAGAAAGGTTTGTCATTACCAGAACCAGCAAATATTTTTGGTGTTAGTGCTGCTTGAGCCATTGACGTCAATGAGCCCAATCCTTGAGTTAATAGCCCAAGACCCAATTCCGTTACAGATTTGGTACTCCATGTTTTATACACAAAAACAACAGATAATTTATGATATCCATCAATATGACTCCAATCTAAATCTAATTGGTTTACCGATATCGGGAATGCATCATCTAATGAAATAGAATATGATATATTACCATTCATATCATATTGATTAACTGTTATCTCTGTCGCATAATCCATCTTATATGGAAAATCATAAGTAGAACTTGGGTTGATTAGTTCCATCCAAGCATCAAAGAATAACTTCTCACTCATATCATCAGATACCATGAATGTGAATGTTGATTCATTGTAATTCTTTTGATGTGGATATCGTTCTGTTGGACCATAAATCTTTTGTTCAAACGTTTCATACGTGACGCTAGGTAATTCAGCAGACTCACATCTAAATGTTAGGTTTTTTGCTGTACCATAATATGCCATTAGTTTTATGGGTATTGGTATTTGTACATCAAACCTATATGGTCTGGCCACATCAGTTTTAAAACTGGCGAGGAAATCGTTTATATTAGACATTTTGTTTTGATCTCTCTTTTATTGCTGATAGTGAATCCGCCTGTACTTTTGTTTTGTTTGCTTTTTTGAATTGCTCTACTGGTAAAAATACAGCAGTTGGCCATTCATGTGGGTGTATTTGCAACAATGGCGATTTCATATATTCACCTTTACTCAAATATCTTTTCAGACAAGGTGCAAATGCTTTAAGTCTACTAACATTGTTTAAAATTTCATATGTGATTTGTATCTTTCTGATATCACCAGCACCAGTATATCTACCACCAAACTTTTCAACACCATCCTCACCAGCATATTTGCCAATTTGTAACAACTGGTCCAAGAATGCAGCTCTCATTTTTATGGGTAGGTAATGTAGATTTAGTCCAAGAAAACCATCGTCATATTTTTCTAATATCAAAACCAATGGGAATATATCATAGTATGGTAATGTGTCTTTATGCTTTGGGTCATACTTAAAGAAATACAATTTACCTTTTTCTAATTTTGATATTGGTCTACCTGGCTCTTGTATAATACCATTTGATATAGAACGAGCAGTTCTCAATTTGACAACATTAGCTTTTAACCAATCAACCGATGCTCTTGTCAGAATACCTAACTGGAGTGCTGAATGTTGATTTGCTAGATCTGTTAGTTTACTTGGTTTTAATTTTCTCATACGTATATTTATCTCACTTTATTCCTATATCAAACTCTGTTATAGTACGAAATTCCCATCCTCTATCTAGACAATATTCTCTAGCAGCTTTCCATTTTGCCTGATTTACACCATATGTTACTACCTCATTTATATACCCTTTAGTCACTCTCTTCTTGACTTTTGGTTCTATAGTTTGTGCATGGGGTTTAACTTCAAGTATCATTGATTTTAATGTGCCATCTTTTTGCTTTACCTTAACAAAAAAGTCAGGGAAGTATCGATGATATTTACCATCTGCTGGTGATACATATGGGATCACAATTTCCTCTGAAGAGAAGTTTATGATATCTTCTGTCTTGTCAAGAAATTGAAGCATTTTCAATTCCCATGACGATCTATATACAATATTATCAGGGTCTCCTAGATATTTTTCTCGATTTTTAATCTTATAAATCCCTTGATGATATTTCCTACTCATATGTTTAACCATTATAAATACTTGTAATCAATTATTTATACGAGATGGTCAATGGCTATATTCACACAAATCGGTGGTATTTCTACTAGCAGTATCACTAATGTACTGAGTGGTCCTTTGGGATCATTATTCAAGAAAAAAACCGGACTAACCAGCTACCAGTACCCAGACGATCTAACGAATGACCCATCTAGGATGCATTTCATTAAGTTTGATATATCTAATATCGACCCAGTAAGATTAGAAAATGTTTTTAATAATGTAACGCAATCAGCAAGCAACATTGTGAATAAGACAGAAACAGTACAAATGCAATTCGAAAGGCAGAAAAAGTCTACCACGACTTCCATCTCGTTGTATATGCCCGACACATTAAATATTTCATATGATAATATGTATGATGCTGAACATATGCCTTCTGGTTTTAAGATTCTAGAAAAGGGTGCGGAATTAGCACAGGCAGCAAAACAAGGTTATGATTCTAGTGGAAAAGATTGGTCAAAACTCAAAGCAATAGCCGGCAATGACCCATTTATATTAGATTATGCTGTTCGTGAATCTGGTCTCATCTCAGACACAGGCGCTGATCTAATATTAAAATCCCAGGGGTATGCAATCAACCCACAAGTACAAATGCTTTATCGAGGCAATGGGTTTAGAAAATTTCAATTTGAATTTATAATGACAGCAAAATCTCAAAGTGAATCTGATCAAATTTCTGCAATATGTAACACATTTGTTTATGCATCATCCCCGAGTTTAGATAAAGGTTCTGGTATGTTTTTTGTGCCTCCATCTATTTTCAACATAAAATTAATGATGTCGAAGAATACCGATCTTAGTGGATTTACTTCTATGTTACAGAAAGCTGGCAATAGTTTAATCCCTGGGGTGAATCTTGGTTCTATTGGTGGTGGGTCATCCGCTGAAGAAAATGCCAGACTATTTAAAGTTGGTGATTGTGTTCTTGAGAATGTGACTGTTGATTATGCGCCTGGTGGGTGGGCAGCACACCCTGGTGGCGCTCCTATACAAACAAGATTAACTTTAAATTTTAGTGAGATACATATTATCAACAGAGATAGACTAAAATCAGGAGATGTCAGATAATGAAATTCTTCAATTCATTTCCAAAAATACTAGATAATAACAATAATTATGTAACTAATCTCATCGTTAGAACAGATTTGATACCTTCATTAATGGATAATGCGTCTCTATTTTATCAATATGATATGCAGGATGGGGATACTCCAGAAATCATAGCAAACAAATATTATGGGGATCCATATAGATATTGGTTGTTTTTATATTCAAATAATATCATGGATCCACAATGGGATTTAGCATTATCTGATGATAATTTCAATATATATCTAAATTCAAAATATGCTGAAGCAGCAATGGCAATGGACCAATCTGCAATCGAATATACCCAAACAACTATCAATGGATATTATAAAACCATATCAACATATGATACCATATCACAAACAACATCATCTAATGATTATCAAATAGACTATGCCACATATTTGATAACCCCTGAATATGAAAGCATATCAACAACACTAGAAGATGGTTCTACAGTAATAACAACAATAACCACATATTCACAAACAATATATGATCATGAGATTGAGTTAAACGAGATCAAAAGATCTGTGAAAATTTTAGATTCTATTCATGCTAGAGACATGGAAAACCAATTAACATCTTTATTGGCATCTTAATATGGCGGATACAACACCAGTAATGAAACATACCGAGTCAACAAAAGGCACTCGGAACATTAAAGATTTTGATCTTAGATCAATAAATCTATTATCCGGTGGTGTTGCTGGTACTATAGACCTTAAATTTATGGTGGTTGAATTATCATATTTTGAAGATATATACAGCCATGCTATATCAGGTAAACTGCTAATATCTGATGCTCTTGGTGTTATTGAGGGTGCTCAATTACATGGTAATGAATATATTAGAATGTCTTTTGGTAAGGATTCTGATGATTCGCCGGATTTATATATTGATAAGATATTCAGAGTATATAAAATCACATCACGAAAAAAGATGGATAATGACCAAACAGAGATATACACCATACAATTCTGTTCTGATGAGTTATTATTATCCGAACAATGTAGAATTAGCAAATCTTACCCAAATACAACCATAAAAAACATAGTCACTGATATTTTAGTGAACTATCTAAAATTACCAAGTGATAAGTATGACAATAAAAACATCGAAGACACGATAGGCACATATTCATTAATAGTGCCCAACTTTAAACCATTTGAAGCATTGCAGTGGTTGACCAACTATGCTAGACCAGTAATCGGACAAGGTAGTGATATGTTGTTCTTTGAAACTGCTAAAAAAGGTTTTGTTTTGGCTTCTATGCAGTCGATGTTTAATCAGAATCCATTCTGCACGTTTACCTTTAGTGCCAAAAACCTTCCTATGGAAAGTTATTCTAATCCAAACGATTACTATTTCAACGTACTTTCATATGAATACGATAAAAACTTTGATGTGTTAGATGGCATCCACACAGGAGCATTTGCTAATAAATTGATTTCATTGGATGTTTTACAGCATACCGTGAATACTACAGAATTCAATTATATGAATAATAGCAAAAATTCAACCACATTGAACAAAAACGCGGTCGTTAACAATCTACAAAATAGATTAGGAAAAACTTTATATGAATCACCAGAAAGTCTATTAAGATTATCAATATCAAATTCAAATCAATATGATAACACTTATATTAACAACAATCCTGGTTCAGTATCCCCAGATTTATTCTTTGAAAATTATCTAACTCATAGGAAATCTCAGTTAGCAATAAACAATTATACCAAAATAAAAATTGTTGTTGCTGGGAACCCAACACTATCTGTTGGCACAACAGTTATGTTTAAAATTGGTGCTAATGTACCAGACAAACAAAGAAATGATGACAAATATTATTCTGGTAAATATCTAATAGCTTCTATACGACACACCATACAAAATCACGGATACAATACTGTATTAGAATTGATTAAGGATAGTAATAATAACCCATACAATGATGTGGATAATACTTCACAGATATGGAAGAACACGGTTGCTGGAGTTAAGAAATAATGGATAATACATTCTTAGGATTAAATGGGTTTGTTTGGTGGATTGGTGTTGTTGAGAATAACAATGATCCACTGAAGATTGGTAGATGTCAAGTCAGAATATTTGGTTGGCACACCGATGATAAGAATCTGATCCCAACAGCAGATCTGCCGTGGTCACATGCAGTTTTACCGATCAATAGCTCGAAATCATTCTCGGTTCCTTCAATGGGGGATTGGGTTAATGGATATTTCTTTGATGGTAAATCTGGTCAATTCCCTGCATACTTTGGTGTGTTGCCTGGTGTCATATCACAAAATGTGAATAAGAATCAATCACATGGATTTACAGACCCATCAACATCTGGTGCAGTGACAACAACACCAAAAGTAAATACTGATGGTTCTGGCACAACATTCACCAACAATCCTTATACCACAACACCACAATTGCCAGGTCAGCCATCAACAAATCTTGCTGCGGTCAATTCAAAAACAAACCCCCCACCGTCAGTAACAGAGAAAACCAAAGACCAAACAGTAAATGTTAGTAATGTTGATGCTCAAACTGTCGGCACTAATATGTTATCTAGTGCAACTGGTGCAGCATCCGCTGCACCAAAACCAACAGGTACAGATGGAGTTGCAAAAGATGCTAATACATGCGGTCTAGATCCTAATAGTGCTATTGGAGAGATTGCGGGTTTCTTTAATTCCGCATCAGATCTATTAACTGATACCCAAGCATATGTTATGGGGTTGGAGCAGAAAGCACAAGATGCTATATCTGGTGCAATATCCAAAGCAACCAACAATATCACAAGTGCGATTTCATCTGCAGCAAATAAAGTTGATGCTGCAGTAACTTCTGCATCTAATAGTTTTAATGATATGTTGAGTAAAGCATCAGCGGAAGTTAATAGTCAAATTGCCAACGCTGAACTAGCTGCAACAAAAGCACTAAATGATGCCGAAGCAGCAGCAAGCAAAACTTTAGATGATTTGACCGCAGCTAGTGGTGATGTTGGGTGTACTATACTTAGTGGATTAGCAGGAATGGCTCCAGCCAAAGTCACAGTAATACAACCTATTATAGTCAACCCGACCACCACAAAAGCAGAAGTTTCTATAGGAACAACAACATTACCATCAACAGTTAAAGTGCCTAATGAAATTCCAGAAACAACCCATATAGCACATGCTCCAAGTAATCAGGCTAAATCATTAGAGAATACTGTTGCTATATGGAAAGATTTAGTAATTAAGACAACTATAAGCATAGAAAACGCAGTAAATGGTATAAATGCGTCTTGGTCGTCTAATTTATTTAGTTCAGGTGGGACTGTGGACCAAACCTCAGCAAATGGATATTCCAGATTTTATAAAATATGGAATGATTTAGCAGATCAGGAAAATACAATAGCATCAAATTATAACAATACTTCAATAGTTGATGAATTAGAAACTTTTAGGGCACCATATAAAGCGAGAGTTATAGCGGCAGTTTCATCATTACCAGAGGGGTACTAAATTATGTCCACACCAACAATAGAAGATTTACAATTAGCATTTTCATCGTCATTAGAACAGGGCGCGATACTTACTGAAGTTGTAGCAAACAAAGCAAACTATAAATTAAAATCTAATGAGATAAATGCTGTTGTTAATCCAAACAACTCGTTCAGCCAACCAGATGTACCCTATGATGCAAAGTACCCATACAACAATGCTCAAACAACACCATCGGGCCATGTGTTTGAGTTGGATGACACCCCAGGTAGCGAGAGAATAAATATAGCACATAGAACAGGTACTTTTCAAGAAATACATCCCGATGGTTCTAAAACAGAAAAGATAATGAATGATAACTTTAAGGTTATTGTTCAGGATAATACTGTTTATATTATGGGTGATAGTCAGGAAACTATTCAAGGTGATCTTAAGGTATACATTCAAGGTGATGCTAAGATACAAGTTGATGGTAATGTAGAGTGGGATGTGGGTGGAAATATGCTAATGAAAGTTGGTGGTATGTTCACAGCACAAGCAACATCATTTAATTTTATAGGGCCAGTGAATACTATTGGTGATACATCAACTACTGGTAATATTATAACACAAAGTAATGTTGTTGCTAATCAAAACGTAAAAGCAAACATAGATCTCATAGCAGGAAGGAGTGCCACTGTTGCAGTGAATGTTGATGTTGGTAGTGCTATCACTGCAGGTACTACAGTTACTGCGGCAACTGATGTGTTGGGTGGTTCTGAAGGAATAAGTCTAGTTAACCACACACACCCAGATGCCCAAGGCGGAAACACAGGTAAACCTCAATAACATAAATAGAACATGACAACATTAAAGAAAATATACTCGGATATAGATTTAACTTTTACACCATCACCATCTACGGGTGATGTATCTATGAGTTATGACGAACAGTCTGTTATTCGTTCGGTAAGAAATCTATTGATGACAAACTTCTATGAACGCCCATTCCAACCAACTCTTGGTTCTAATCTGAATGCGTTATTATTTGAACCTATTAGTGCTATTACATCTAGTTCTTTAGAAACCGAGATAACTAATGTAATCAACAACTATGAACCAAGAGCGACAATAGATAATGTTAAGGTTGTTGCAATACCAGACGCAAACGCATTTCATATAAATCTATCATTTTACATAGGCAATAACACAACACCCTCTGCGGTGAATATTCTTTTAGAGAGGAGCAGATAATGAGTAGTATGAGTATGGGTGGATCTACGAGTAATACGACAGTATCTATGGCTGGGTTAGACTTTTCAGATATTAAATCTAGTTTAACCACATATCTACAAAGTCAGGACACATTCAAAGATTACAATTTTGCTGGTTCTGGATTATCTGTTTTGTTGGATGTATTAGCATTCAACACACAATACAATGCATACTATTTGAATATGGTTGCTAATGAAATGTTCTTGGATTCAGCATTACAAAGAAGTTCTGTTGTATCTCAAGCAAAACTATTAGGATATACACCAAAATCATCTATAGCACCAACTGCTACAATTAACTTGGTTGTTAATCAGGTTACTGATGCATCATTAACACTCCCAAAATATACACAATTCATATCTCGTGCTATTGATGGTGTTAACTACACATTTTTAGCTGAAGATGCAACATCAAATAATGCAGTTTCTGGTACAGTAACTTTTAATAATGTAATAATAAAACAAGGTATTCATAACTCATTTTCGTTTGTTGTCAATTCCACATCAAATCCAAATTTCATGTTTGAAATACCTGATGCTAATATTGACATATCATCTTTATCAGTCACAGTACAACAATCTGGTTCGAGTACAAATAAACAAGTTTTCAATGTAGCATCAGACTATCTAATGTTAGATGGTAGTTCTATGGTATATTTTATCCAAGAAGCATCATCAGGAAACTATCAAATATATTTTGGTGATGGTATATTAGGTATGATGTTGACTGATGGTAACATAGTAAATGTTGATTATATATCAACTAATGGCTCTACTGCCCAAGGTGCTAATAATTTTACATTAATGCAACCAATCAATGGTTATGCTAATACTACCATCTTTCCAGTGACTGCAGCAACCAATGGATCTGGCAAGGAATCTATATCATCTATAAAATTTCAAGCACCAAAAGCATTCTCAGCACAAGGCAGAGCAGTAACCAAAGATGATTATATCACAGCAATTCAACAAAATACATTAGGTATCACATTTGATGCTGTCAATGTTTGGGGTGGGGAGGAGAATGATGTGCCGGTATATGGTCAGGTTTTCATCTCTCTGAAACCAACAGGTGCTTATAATATTACCGATACCCAAAAGAAACTTATCACATCACAAGTCATTAACCCTATTAGTGTAATGACAGTCAAACCAACAATCATTGATCCTGATTATACTTATGTGGCATTAACTACTGATGTATTATACACACCAGCAAAAACAACATTGACATCAGCCCAATTGGAAGTTAATTGTGTAAATACATTATCTAATTATGCCGCAAACACATTAAACACATTTAACTCAACATTTAATAATTATGGTTTCTTGATGGCTATTGCTGACACGGACCCATCTATAATATCAAGTAATATTAAATTACAATTACAAAAGAAGTTTTACCCAAACCTAACAATTGGCCAAAATTATACATTAAATTATGATACTGAGTTGAATAAAGGTGTTTTGACTAGTGGTGTGTCGAGTACCCCGGCAATGCAATTCGTGGATCCTACAAATTATGCCAATATCATTGATGGTGTATATATAGAAGAAGTTCCCGTGTTATCCAATGGTATCGACTCAATAACTTTAATAAATCCAGGAACACAATACACAATAGCACCTACCGTAAATATATTTGGTGATGGTACTGGAGCGACAGCCCATGCCGTGTTGTCTACCAACGGAAGTATACAATCTATTGTCGTGGATAATGCAGGATCTGGTTACACTTCTGCCATTGTAACATTTACAAATAACTCAAGCGACACTACCGGTAAACTTGCTGCTGGTGGTGTGAAGTTACAAGGTGGAGTTGGTACTTTAAGAACATATTATATAAATTCCAATTTGGTTAAGACTATACTAAACCAAAACATAGGTACAATAGATTATATGAAAGGTGTAATCCAATTAAACAATTTCAATCCAGTTGGGGTTGATAATGTTTTTGGTAATCTTTCTATAATTGCAACACCAGTTTCATCTATCATATCATCAACATTTAATAGAATTATCACGGTAGATCCATTCGATCCATCTGCAATCACCGTTAATATAATAGCAAAAACATGATAGCAAACACGATAACAACTAATAACCTAACTAGTCTTCTAGTACCATCACAACTACCAGAATTTATTAGGGATGATCCAGCTTATTCAAATTTTGTGCTGTTTCTTCAGGCATATTATGAATGGATGGAGGTGAATGGTAATGTTACCGAACAAACAAAAAATTTATTAAAATACAAAGATATAGACCAAACAACAACGGAATTTATCCAGTATTTCTATAATGATTTCTTATCATATTTTCCGCCCGATATTTTAGCAAGCAAAGTTGAAGTTGTAAAACTAGCAAAGCAATTATACCAAGCAAAAGGCACCCCTTCATCATATAAGTTGCTCTTCCGGATATTATACAATTCGGATGTTGATTTCTTGAATACTGGAGATGTTACACTTAAGGCTTCATCAGGTTCTTGGTATGTAACTAAGAGTATAAAGTTGGCAACAGATGTGATGTATGTTTCTGGTATATCATATTCTGGGAACATAATAACTATAATAACAGTCGTCCCACACTATCTTTCTGTTGGAGATACCACTGTAGTGTCGGCAGTATCTGGCACAAATGCTCCAAATGGAACATGGGTCGTTTCTGAAATTAATTCATTAACATCATATTCATTTGTGTCCTCGAGTACACCATCTGGGGTATTAGATATATCCAATGCCTCTGTATATTTTCCACATGGTTATGTTAATGAAAACTTCTTAAATACAATAAGTCTTCGTATTTTCGGTGAGACATCCCAGACTATAGCAACAGTAGAGAATGTTGTGCAAACTGGTATTAGGATGGAGGTCTTCCTTTCAAACATAGAAAGACTATTTGTGTCTGGCGAATATGTAAGAATTGTTGATAATCATAATAATGACGTGTTATTTGATGGTCACCCATTAAGAGCAAAGATATTAGGACAGATTAGTCAAATTAAAATAGATCCCAAACATGAAGGTTCTAAATATGTTGCCGCAAATACAACAACCGGATATGTGGGTGATCCAGTTGTTGTATTTGGTGGGCTAAACACACCAACTGGACATGGCGCAACAGCAAAGGTCGGTAGTGTTACTTCTGGTTCTATACAAAAAATAACCATAGTTAGTGGTGGGTATGGATATGCGAATAACCAAACCATATCAACACCAGGCCAAGCAAATACAATGATCAACATCTCCGCTAGTAGTGGTGGCGCAATAGCTCATGCTGGTGATATTGGACAAACCAACAGCACAACTTCCACATTAACTTATATACCAATCGACAATCTACCCATTAGTGGCCAGCCAGGAACCATATTTGATTATAACACAATTCAAATAGGTGCGGCACAATATGCTCAGATGTTTGCAAACAATTATAACGCAAATGCAAACACAACATTAGCAAACGCATTTACATTTACATCATATAATACAGGTTATCTAGCTTCAGTGGTTGTTGATAATGGTGGGGGTGGTATTGACCCAAGCAACCCACCAACAGTAACAGCAGAATCTGTATATGAGACTAATGTTACTCGCGCCAACGGCTCTTCTCTTGTATTAGCAAATATTGTTAATATGGGAATTTTAGCCCCAATACAAATTATATCTGGTGGTACTGGTTATGTCAACAATGATGTGATTGTAATATCTGGTGGTACTGGTTATGGCGCAAAAGCTAAGGTTACTAATGTCGCATCAAATGGTTGTATAACTTCTGTTAGTTATACTGCCAATGGTATAATATCATTAGGTGGTAATGGATATAGTGTTGGTGACATATACCCAACACAAAATACAGCCGATGCTAATGTCGTAAATTCCATCATACAAACCGGTGGTTATAAATTAAGTTCCGGGCTGCCAATGCTCAGTGTCACATCAGCAAACACATATGCAGCAAATGCAGTGCTGGTTGTCCCTGGTATATTAGGTTCTGGTGCTCTATTGAATCCTATCTACAATGGTGTTGGTAATATCACAGAAATATCTATCAGTGATTATGGCGAAGATTATACCTCAGTGCCATCGATATCACTGAAAGTTCAAGATATTCTTGTTAACGGTTTATTGGGAACCGATGTATCTTATCAACCACAAAATGGTGATATTGTATATCAAGGCAATAGTATAAACACAGCACCATACATTGCTCATGTGGATTCGATATATCCATTGATAACAAACACCGGATCCCCACAAAACAATACATATTTACTAAGAGTTTATAACTACACATCAAACCCATCTAGTGGCCAACAATTTAAAATAGATGGCAAATCTATATCAATGGGGTTAGTTACTTCATTAACCGACCAACAAATTGCAGCTATTGAATTGGGGGGTGGCTTCACTGGATTAAATTTTACCAAATTTAATAATTTGATTGCTCCTGGTGTATTATCTTATGGTGATGGATTAGCAAAAGCAACCGCAACTTTCTTAAATGGATTAACGATAGGCAATGGACAATACCTAGATTCCACCGGTCAACCTAGCTCATTTAATGTTCTCCAAAATGAAAACTATAATGATTTCACTTATCAAATTACATTAGATAAGGAGATTGCAAAATATAGATCAACCCTATTGAACTTGTTACACCCAACGGGTACGAAGGTCATTGGTAGATATTCAATGAAGTCCAGCCACGCTACAGATTTTCATATTATTAATGTATTGAACACGGGGTATCCCCTTTCACACTATACAGGTTCTCAAACTTCAGGCATTACAATGTCTGCAAATTTCACAAACCAAAGTAATAACATTATACATTTTACTAATTTGTATGGTGCTAATCTAGCTAATATATTATCAACTAATAATATAATAAGTATTACAACAGCAAATGGTGATGTTGTGTCATCTCGAGTAACTTCGACTAATGCCCCAGCTAATAACATCACAATAGCTTCTAATGTCTGGTTGGCATTTGCCAATGTTGCAAATATTACAGCAAATGCGAATAGCACTCTCATCCATGTAACATCATTAACTGGGTCATATGACATTATAAATAATGGTATATACACAAACGCAAATACACCATTATTAGATATCGTTCGACCCGGCGACAGCATATTAGTGGCAAACACTATCATAAAAACTGTTACTGGAGTTACTAGCAATACTATTACAGTAAGTTCAAATGTTAGTACAAATTCAGTAAATTCTTTGATGTCTGTTAGTAGAACATTAACAGCAACTGATGGTGGAGTTTTAATTTTTGGACCAGTTGGTCAACAATATTATCCAGAATTAACCACAGAATCTGGAAACACAATAATATCACAAGATGGTTCATTTCTAATATTAGGATAGTATAAATGTCAACAGTTAAAATAACAGATCTACCAAAAATTACATTAGATGCTAATACATCAAATTCCATATTTGTTATGGTTGATGTTACCTCCGATACAACTAATATGGTGACTGGGACACAGATAGCAAATAATCTTTATTTAAATAACACATTAAATGTTGGCACCAATCCTGTATTATTACCTGATGTTTCTGCACAATTTTCTGGTAATAATGCAGTTTATCTACAGATTAATAATCAAAATTTTGCCTCATCTGGTTCGGTCGATTATATCGGCACGGCTGATATAGGATCAGATGCTAACAATTATATTGATTTTGGCATAAACAACTCAACATATAGTGATCCATTATACTCATCATCAAAAGCACTTGATGGGTATTTGTATGTTCATGGGTCTACAGATCAATCATACACAGGAAATCTGGTGCTGGGTACATCATCATCACATGCCAATGTTGTATTAATTGCTGGTGGAACAACCTCATCTAATGTTGTTGGTAGAATTAGTTCATCCGTGTTTGATTTACTGAAAGATGTTCGTGTAACAGGAAATACTTCGGTTACCGGATCATATGTTTTTAATGACGGCACAATACAAAGTACTTCCGCCAACACCACGATTAATTCTGCTAATACATGGTTACAAGCAAATACAGGTGCTGGTATTATTGCGGCTAATACATGGTTACAAGCAAATGACCTTACAACTTTAACCACAGCAAAATCATATACAGATGCGGCTAATACATGGTTACAAGCAAATACAGGTGCTGGTATTATTGCGGCTAATACATGGTTACAAGCAAATGACCTTACAACTTTAACCACAGCAAAATCATATACAGATGCGGCTAATACATGGTTAC